TATCTTCAGCTATTACAAACATCAGTTCTTGCCCTGCTGGTGCTGGACTGTATTTTGGTTTTTGTTCTATTACTAATGCCATATTATACTTTTGGTGTTTTTGTTAATCCTATTTTCATTAAGCTATCTATGATGTCTGCTTTTAAATTTTTTAATAAACCTTCTGGTAAATCTTTATAAAAAGATCCAAATGGTCTTTGAAAGAAACTAATACCTTTTATACCTTTAATCCATAGGGTTCTTACTATTGCTATTTTAAGACCTACTGTAGTCATAAATTGACCACCCTTGCTCCTTGGTTGCAATCCCTTTTTCCTTATAAAAGAACCTATGCCTGTATATATGCTTCCTGATCCTCTACCACTACCAAACTTAAAAGGGCTTTGTTTTCTTTTGCCATCCCATGTTTCATAAAACCTTACTCCATTAGTTCTTTTATTTTGTGATTTTATTGTACCACCAATACCCCTTACACCCTTATCTACAAAAGCACCATAGTCGGCCATTGAAAACTGTATATCAAATTCACCATTACTTTCTTTTACCTTTACCTTTATAGAACTTTCTAAATTACCACCACCTTTACCAGCTGCATTCAAGTTTTCTTTTGCATCTTTTACAACTTGCGCACCCCACATCTTTAAATAGTTGCTGAGTTTTCTGGTTTTAAGTTTGTTATCCTTCATTATAGGGTTGCTACAAATATCTCTACATCACAATCTGTACTAGCAGTTGGTCTTACTTCTAATTTAGTAAGATCTGCTAATGAACCATAAGTAGGTACTGCATCTGCTTCAGCTAACATCACATCATCTGCTCTTGCTATGATATGTGAGTTACCAGCTGGTATTAAGATTGTATAGTTAGATGCTGCACCTGCTACACCTAGCTCAATATCTAAAGAACCTGATAAGTTTGTAACTCTTATATATCTTACATTTTCTTTGTCTATTGCACCTGCACTATCATATACATTTGAACTGAAAGTTGCTATTGTTGTTGTTGCTGAATTTGGACAGGTAATAATTCTTTCAAAAACATCTGTTATACCTGTAACTGTTAATGTATTTGTAGAACCTCTTACTGATCCATTTAGTGTTACATTCTCTGTAACTGTTGCTGTTAAATCTGCCATAATTATTTTTTATCTATTTGTTTTAATTTATTTATTGCCCATTCTATTCCTGATGTACCACCCCAAGCATCCCACATAAGACCACCACATCCTTCTGAATAAGGTACATCCTTGTGTTGTTGGTGTCTTTTAAATGAAGCCATTCTTGCAATCGTATCTCTCGAAATAGGACGTTTTTCTGAGAGATAGGCACTTCTTGTCCAGCCCACCCTTGTTCCACAATCACTACCATTTTCTTCTTTCCATTTTCTTGCTCTTTTAGCATTGTTTGTAGCACTTTGTGGATAGTCATTGTAGCTTTCTAACTCTATGCTTATCTCTTCTAATTTTTCTAGTATTTTATCGTAATCCATATTATTTACTTTTTAGAAACTCTAATATAGTATTTAGTTTATCTTTTACTTCTTGCATATTCTCTGCATTCTTTTCATGGTGTTTTTCAAAAGTCTTTTTAACTTCTCTAATACTAAAGAAAAAGAATTGATACAAAGCATAAAAAGCACCCACTAATAACACTAAGGTAACTCCATAACTTTCTATTAATTCAAATATCTCTTTCATAAGTTTATAGTAATTTTAAAAAAACCTATTTCTATTTTATATTTTCCTATTTTAAATTTCATTACTTTCCTATTGGATTATTTACCATTGGTATATTACAAGTTTGAAAGTCATTATGTACAATAATACCAATATTAAAAACCCATCCAGTCAACTCATTATCAAATCTTTCACTAAAAGGATCTAATGTAAAATCTACATCTGAAAAATATACAGGTGCATCTATATCATTAGTTAATTGTGATTGCCATTTACTGTTAGTAAATACACCAATTATATCTGTACATATCTGTAAACAGCTGGACAATACTTCTTGCTGATTGCTTTGATTGTTTGCTGATTGGAAATTAGCATTTGTCCAATTAGAATTTTCACCTACTGCATCCATAACAAATAATTGAAAGTTATAAGTCAATGTTGCTTCTCCAGCTGTTACATTTACAGGGTTTATGTGAAACAAAGGAAACTTAGTATTTTTATCATTAAAATCAATTTCAAATATATCACCACTTGTTGTTGTTGCTATTTGGTCATGTTCTGCACCTAATTGCTTTAATGTGTTTATAACGTTGTTAAAAGTTTTATTATTTATTGCCATTACTATTGTTTAAATTTACTTGCCTATTACTTTCTAAATCTGCTTCATAACTTAACCAAGTTAAGCATTCTAAAAGACCTAATTCAGTTATTCTTTCTAAGTTTACTATTTCACCATTTGTTAACCTATACATTACTCCAAACCAACCCCACTTTTCAGCGAAGTCTTCTGTTACAACTCCTCCATCATTTGAGTTGCTTGATCCTTCAAAGACAATGGCAAAATCTTCAAGAACTCCATTACGAAAGTCCAAAAAAAAACCAGCGAACTTTGCACATCTTCTGTTTTCATTCTTTTCATTGCTTCAGCTCTCATGCTTAATTTGCCATCATATGCCTGTATAGTATAAACATCATTCTTTTCTTCTAATATTGGTCTATACAATATCGCCATAACTTCTGGTAGATGTTTTTCTATTCCATTTTTTAAAAATGTTTCTATATCTGCATATTCACCTAACGTTATCTCAGATAGGTCAGGATGAAAACCATATCGTATCCCTTCTATCTCTATTTTTCTTTGTAAATTAGTATTTGCATCTGCTTGTAGATTGCTTAAATGTTTTAAAATCATAGCTACATTTGCTATGCTTAAATTCTTAATCAATTTTTCTGGTATATCAGAAAGCTCTTTTATACTACCTAAAGCTTCATCTGAATTTGTACCATTTTGCAGGTCTACTAATTTTATCCACTTTTCTAATGTAACATCTGACCAGCTATTAATTACATTGTATTCTTTTGTTTCTTTTTTTTTCTTGATTTTTACTTTCATAATTATATATAGAAATTTTTAATTTTTAGTTTACGGTAATATAAATTTATTATATTTGCCACCTGTTTCCATTTTCTTCTCTAGGGGGTTGCATTGTGCAGCCCCTTTCTTATTGTACAAAATACTTACCATAGTTACTGTCAATTTCATAAAACATCCTCATTGCCATGGCATCTGAATAGTCAGGTGATCTACCTATTATATCTTTGACTGTATCTTTTGGTAATATCTGTAGCTTATTGTCTTTGTCTATATCCTTCATTCTTACTTGCTCTAGCTCTTCTATGATGTCATTCTTTGCATTTACATTGTTGCAGTTTACACCTACCTGACCATTGTTAATAAGATCTGCTAGTTTGTAGTAACATTGTGTTTTTAAGTTCTGAAAGTTTTCGCCTTTCAAAGCTCTTGCATTGTTTTGAAATTGTTGACATCTTAAATAATCAGTAACACCACCACCTACACCATCTGAATCTACAATTATATTTCTTAATGGTACACTATTCTCTTGCTGTAATTTCTTTATTTCATCTACAACATCATTTACAGCACTTTTAAGCATAGTTTTAATATATCTAAGGTGTAACCCTTGCCAAAGCATAATAACTGTTCTATCAGCTCCAAAACGTGCTACATCACAAGATATATACATACTACCATCTATACCTTTGTTTTCAAACAGTCCTAATATTGCATTATAGTCTATAAGTGAATCTTTACTTAAATCATATTCCCAGTTACCAAATAATAACCTTTGCTTACTCAGTTCATCTAGTTTATTAAGCTGTTCTTTATAATGCCTTGATATATTCTTATTATCATCTACTAATGCTTGTATAAACTTTCTGTATTTAGGTAGTTTACCTTCTTGATGTTTTTTGTAGAACTCAGTATATACCCAGTTCTTACTTGGATTACACGTGAGTAACAGCTTTGGGATAAGGTTAAATTCATCTAGCTTGTATCTTATTCTACTACTTACTATGTTTTTGGCTTTTTCTGTGACCTGATTGCATTCATCAATTGCAGCCATAGTAAGCTCCAAAGAACCCAAAGAATCGAAATTACGATCAGAAGGATACTGAAACAA